GTTACCAATGCAATGTTTGTTGGTAATACCAGTGAATTGATGAAACTAATTAAAGATAATAAAGATTAAGTTTTAACAGGTCACATACCTATTATACACCGTTTGGATATATTGTCAAGAGAAAAAGTCAAGAAAAATGACTAATTTTGTAAATACTCAAAAGTTAGACAAAGACTTTAATAATTTACTTCACAAGCGACTTTTTCTCCAAAAGAAATCAGAATATCGGGCGGCACAGTTACGGAAAGATGTTAATATGGTTGCAAGTGTGGTTACTAATGGAGTTACCTTAGTCGCATTTTATACAGTGGCTGGAATTATTTTTCAAAAAATATATGATATAACTGGTGGTAGTACAATATTTTAAAATGTCAGAAAATTATCTTGCAAATCCACTTCTCAAAAAAGCATATGTTCCTGTTGAATATACTCAGGAACAAGTTGAAGAAGTTATTAAATGCTCAAATGATGTTTCATATTTTATTCGGAACTATGTGAAGATTATCAGCCTCGATAAAGGTTTGGTTAACTTTGACATGTATCCTTTTCAAAAAGAAATGGCAGAGACGATTGATAATAATCGTTTCACAGTCATTAAGACATGTCGTCAAGCAGGTAAAACAACGACATCGGCTGCTGTTGTTCTCTGGCATGTTCTCTTTAATGAATCCTATACGATTGCCATTCTCGCAAACAAACTCTCTACCGCCCGTGAGATATTGGCTCGTGTACAGAGAGCGTTTGAAAATCTTCCGAAATGGTTACAGCAAGGTGTTGTAACTTGGAATAAAACGAACATTGAACTTGAAAATGGCAGCCAGATTATTGCTGCTTCTACTGCTTCAAGCGCAATCCGTGGTTATTCTATCAACTTTCTATACCTTGATGAGTTTGCATTTGTACCGAGAAACATACAAGATGACTTCTTTACATCAGTTTATCCGACAATTATCTCTGGTACTAATACAAAAGTTGTCATCACATCTACACCAAATGGATTTGACTTATTCTATAAAATATGGATTAACAGTGTTGAAGAGCGAAACGAATACGCACACTTCTCTGTGAACTGGTGGGACGTACCTGGTCGAGATGATGAATGGAAAGAGAAAACGATTGCGAACACAAGCGAAGACCAGTTTCGACAAGAGTTTGAAGCAGAGTTTCTTGGTTCAGCAAACACATTGATATCACCAAACATACTTCGCTCTCTGGCTTTTACAACACCGATATCAACGCATTACGAAGGTAGCTTGAGTATTTACAAAGAACCAGTCAAAGATGCCGCATATTTCTGTATAGTTGATACGGCACGAGGAACTGGTATTGATGCTTCTGCTTTTATAATTGTAAATGTTTCAACTGTGCCGTATGAAGTTGTTGCTTGTTATAAGAATAATCTGATTGATCCACTTATATACCCAGAAGTCATCTATAATGTTGTCAAATCTTATAATGAAGCATATACTTTAGTTGAAATCAACGACAACGGTCAACAAATTGCGGATATTCTACATCATGATCTCGAATATGAAAATATTATATTCACTGCAATGAAAGGTCGTGCTGGTCAGGTAATTGGTGGTGGTTTCTCGTCACAAGTGCAGCGTGGGGTAAGAACAACGAAACAAGTCAAACGAATCGGTTGTTCTAACGCTAAAACGATGATTGAGAACTTTAAAATACTTCTTCATGACTATAACCTCATTAATGAACTCTCTACATTCATACAAAAAGGCACTTCATATGAAGCGGATACGGGTTCGCATGATGACCTTGTAATGTGTATCGTGCTTTTCGCATGGGCAACCAACCAAACTTTCTTTAAAGATTTAACCGACACTGATTTCCGTAAAAAACTTCTCGAAGACAGAGATCGAATGATTAGTGACGATGTTCTTCCATTTGGATTTATTGACGATGGAAGTGATATTGACGATATAATAAATACACAAAGTAGTTCAAATTTTTGGAATGAAAGCGACTCTGGAAATAAATGGTGATCTTGACTAAATCTATCATTTTATAAATAATAATGAAAAACTGAATAGAAACTATTCTATTAATGAGGAGAATGAACAATGCCTTTTCAAGTATCACCAGGCGTTAATGTAAGCGAAATCGATCTTACAACTGTCATTCCTGCTGTTTCGACAACCGACGGCGCCATTGCGGGGCGATTTCATTGGGGTCCAGCGGATAAGAGAGTGCTTGTCGATTCCGAAGACACATTAGCAGCCCAGTTTGGTAAACCAGATTCTGATAACTTTCAAGATTGGTTTACAGCAGCAAACTTTTTGGCGTATGGCAACTCGTTGTATATTTCACGAGTTCTTAATAGCGCAAACAATGCTTCCACGGCTGGCGTTGGACGCAATGTTAAAAACGATGACGATTATGAGAATAACTACTCTTCCGGTATTGCTGGCGGTGGAGATTACGTAGCAAAATATCCAGGTTCTTTAGGCAATAGCCTCAAAGTTTCGACTTGCCAAAGTGCAAACGCATATGAATCGACTCTTTCGAGTGCTAACTTGGTCTTTACACCTGCTTCTACAACAGTTCTTACGAAAGGTGCTAACACTTCTTCTGACCTTACAACTGGCGCGAACATCGATCTGACTGGCGAAGTTGTTGTTGGTGACGTTCTGTTCTTCCAGTCGGCTGATATTAATCTTGGCGATGGAATCAAAGTATCGGCAGTTGCTGATGGTTCGATTACTCTTGCGGCTGCTCCGACGGCAGAAGAACTCGGCACAACAGGCGTAACGAAAGTCCAGTCTGCTGCTATTAAACGGCAGTGGGAATTTCATAACTTGTTTGATGTTGCTCCAGGAACTTCTACATATGCAACTCGCGCTGGCGGTGCAAATGACGAACTTCATATTGCTCTTGTCGATGAAGATGGTGAGATTACAGGAACACGTGGACAAGTTATCGAGCGGTTCGCTGCTGTTTCTCGCGCAAGCGATGCGAAAACAGATGATGGAACAGCTAACTATTATAAAGAAGTCATTAACCAACGTTCTGCTTGGTTGTGGTGGGCTTCTCACACAGACAACATGTCATCTGCTGGTAGTGCGGCAACATCGACGTTCTCGAACTCAGATGATAAGCCGACGACTAATTCACTCTCTGGTGGCGATAGTGGTACGACAGCGACTAATGCTGAGTTGATTACTGGATATGACTACTTCAAATCTGCTGAAGATGTTGATGTTTCATTAATTCTCGGTGCTGGTAACAATGCTACAGTTCTTACTCATATTATAAACAATATTTGTGAGACAAGAAAAGACTGTATCGTTTGCTTATCGCCAGAATCTGCTGATGTTGTTAATAACAGTTCTTACGCTGGTAAAGAAGCTGAAGACGCTATTGCATTTAGAAATACATTGCCATCCAGTTCTTATGCTGTAATGGACGGTGCTTTCAAATATCAGTATGACAAATATAACGATGTATATCGGTATGTTCCAATGAACGGCGACACGGCTGGTCTGATGGTTCGTACAGATACGACTCGTGATCCATGGTATTCACCTGCTGGTTTCAACCGTGGTAACGTCAAAAACGTTGTTAAACTTTCTTTCAATCCGAAAAAAGCAGAGCGTGACCTTCTCTATAAAGCTGGTATTAACCCAGTTGTCACATTCCCAGGTCAGGGCACTGTTCTCTTCGGTGATAAGACAATGCTTGCTAAACCAAGTGCATTTGATCGAATCAATGTTCGTCGCTTGTTCATTGTTCTTGAGAAAGCAATTTCTACTGCTTCCAAGTTTACATTGTTCGAGTTCAACGATGCATTTACTCGGTCTCAGTTCCGTAACCTCGTTGAGCCATTCCTTCGGGATGTTCAGGGTCGACGCGGCATCTTTGACTTCCGTGTCGTTTGTGATGAAACAAACAATACTGGCGAAGTCATTGACCGAAATGAGTTTATCGGTGATATTTACATTAAGCCAGCCCGCGCAATTAACTTTATTCAACTTAACTTCATTGCTGTTCGCACAGGAGTTGATTTTGAAGAAGTTGTTGGTCAATTCTAATATAAATAGATAAAAGGTTATAGGAGAATAACATGGCTTTTAGTGTAACAGAATTTCAAGGACAGATGGAGTTCGGGGGTGCCCGTCCTTCACTCTTTGAATGCAATATTACCAACCCATTTAACTCATCGGCTGACGATAAAGTTCGCTTCATGGCTCGTACTGCACAGATTCCCGCTTCTAATATGGGCGTGATTCCTGTTAATTACTTCGGTCGTCCAGTAAAGTTTGCTGGTAACCGTACTTTTGAACCATGGACAGTAACGATTCTCAATGATGAAGACTTTGCTGTGCGAAGCACTCTCGAAGAATGGCATCAAAATATCAACACAGTTCAAGGCAACGTCCGCACTGCTGGTGCTGGTCCTGAAGCATATAAGTCTCAGGCTTCTGTCATTCATTACGGCAAACAAGGAAATATTCTTCGTGAATATAAGTTTGTTGGAATGTTTCCGACTGTTGTTGCGCCGATTGATCTTGATTGGGGTAATGAAGCAATCGAAGAATTTACTGTGACTTTCGAATATGATTACTTCACAGTTGACAATGCTTCACAGTTTGGTATTGCTATCAACACTTAATTGAAAATATTTCTTTTCAAAGAAAAAGGGAGCTTCGGCTCCCTTTTTTGTTTTCTCTATTATTATAAATAAGTAAAACAATGAATAGGGATACCATACCATGGAACTTTTCGGATTTGAAGTTGCCCGCAAAAAGGAAGAAAAACAAGAAAATTTACCTTCAATCGTATCGCCCACACAAGACGATGGTTCTATTGAGATTGCTCCAGGTGGTGCTTATGGAACATATGTCGATCTTGAAGGTAAAGCAAAGAATGAAGGCGAACTTGTAACAAAATATCGCCAAATGGCTTTGCAGCCTGAATGCGAATCGGCAGTTCAAGATGTTGTTAACGAAACAATCGTGATGGATCAAGACGATCCTCCTGTGCAGATTGTTCTTGATAATGTTGAATTTCCAGAATCAATTAAAAAGAAAATCCGAGAAGAGTATGAGCATATTCTTAAACTTCTTGATTTCAATAATATAGCATATGATACTTTTCGTAAGTGGTACGTTGATGGTCGTTTATATCATCATATTGTTATTGACGAAAAGAATCCGCGTGTAGGCATTAAAGACTTACGCTATATCGATCCTCGTAAGATTCGTAAAATACGTGAGCCTATCAAAGAAAAAGATAAGCGTACTGGTACAACAGTATACAAAGGTATGAACGAATATTACATTTATAACGCCGGTGGAATTACTACTGCTAACCAAGCACAAGGTGTAAAGATTGCAAAAGATGCAATATCATATTGTCATTCTGGTCTTCTTGATGATCGTAACAGTATGGTATATTCTCACCTTCATAAAGCAATCAAGCCACTCAATCAGTTGAGAATGCTTGAAGATGCTGTTGTTATCTATCGGCTCGCTCGTGCGCCAGAGCGCAGAGTATTCTACATTGACGTTGGTAACTTGCCGAAGATGAAAGCTGAACAGTATATGCGTGACATGATGGTCAAGCATAAAAATAAACTCATCTATGATGCAACGACTGGCGAAGTCCGTGATGACCGTAAGTTCATGACGATGTTGGAAGACTTCTGGCTCCCTCGGCGCGAAGGTGGTCGTGGCACAGAGATTACAACCTTGCCTGGTGGTCAAAGTCTCGGCGAAATGGACGATGTTGATTATTTCCGTCGCAAACTTTACAAGTCATTGAATGTTCCCGTCACTCGTATGGAAGCAGAGAATCAATTCAATCTTGGTCGTGCTTCTGAAGTCACAAGAGACGAACTCAAGTTTAGCAAGTTCGTACAGAGACTTCGTTCAAGATTTACAATCCTCTTTGATGATCTTCTTGAAATTCATCTTGCGCTCAAGGGTATTACTACTCGCACAGAATGGAAAGAGATAAAACAAAAAGTTTTCTATAACTTCACAGAAGATAACCATTTCACCGAACTTAAAAATGCTGAAATTATGACAGAACGATTACGTCTTGTTGGCGATATCGATTCATATGTCGGTAAATATTTCTCAGAAGAATGGGTTCGCAAAAATGTTCTTCATATGACTGAAGACGAAATCAAAGATGTCGATAAACAAATTAGTGCTGAAGGAGGCAACGAAGAAAACGCTGAACCTGAAGAAGAGCAACAAGAAGAGCAGATTCAGCCAGCAAATACGCAAGTAGAAGAATTTACTCCTCCAGCACAAATATCTGACGAGGAGAAAAAGCTAGTTGAAAGCATGACAAAGTTTATGAGTTCAATGGTCGATAGCGAAGAGGAGTAATCTTCAATGAAGGCGACCGTTGAGAACGCAAAACTTCTTGCTACTCTTTTAGCAGTAATACAGAAAGAGAATAGTGCAGCCAAAGACAAGCTGTACGAACAACTCTATGCGTCTCTCCAAGAATCAATAGAACAAGAGATTGAAGAATCGTCTGGCATTCGGCTGCTTGAAGTCGATGGTCTTGATGAGCCAGTTCCCGTTCGTGTATTCCGTGGTGAACAAGGCGAACAAGGTCTTATCGGTGAACAAGGTGAGATTGGACCTGCTGGTCCACAGGGAGATGCTGGTCCTCAGGGCGAACGTGGTCTTGTAGGATTACAAGGTGAGCGTGGTTTCGTTGGTATTCAAGGTGATACTGGTCCGCAAGGCGAACAGGGTAAACAAGGTATACAAGGGCGAAAAGGTGACCGAGGCGCTGTTGGTCCTGCTGGTCCACAAGGCATCGAAGGTCCGAGAGGCGCTGTTGGTCCGACTGGTCTTCAAGGTCTTCAAGGCGAGACTGGACCTCAGGGCGAAAAAGGCCGTGACGGGCAAGACTTTGAATCGGCGGATTTAGAAAAGAAGTTTACGAAACTTTATGATGAGTTTGTAGCAAAAATATCATCTCAGATGACTCGTATGGCATATGCCCGTGGTGGTATGGATATGTCATCAGGCGGCGGTTCTGGTGAAGTTCGTTTAGAGTTTCTTGATGATGTTAATCGTGATTCCGCAAAGAGAGACGGATATTATCTTAGATGGGATTCTACATCGGGCAAATGGCTCGGTGATGCGGCAAATACTTTTACAACGACTATTGTTACACGAGATATTATTCCCGAAACGACAAATACTTATTCGCTTGGTACTGCTGATAGAAACTGGAAAGAATTACATCTTAGCGGCAACACAATCTTCTTGGGTGGTGTTGCAATTAGTGCAGACCCAGTAGCAGAAACTTTGAAAATTGGTGTTAATGGTAAAGCACAAGTACTTGTTACAAATGGATATATTACAAGTACATATATTACAAATACTGAAGCTCGTGCATTTGTTCTTGACGAAGTTGCTAAAGTTGTAAATGCTGCTCCAACCACTCTGAATACACTTGTTGAGATTGCTGATGCGCTCGGTGATGATGCTAATTTTGCAAATACACTTACTACAACGATTGCTACAAAAACATCGAATGCGTATGTACAAACTCTTTTGTCTAACACAAATGCGTATATTGCAAGTGTCGATAATACAAGAAATCTCAACCTATCTAACACAAATGCTCGTTTTGCAACGGTAGAGGGTACATTTGCAACAAATACTTATGCGAAGAGCATTGGTATTAGTTCTGCTGCTTTTACACAAGCAAACAATACAATTACATTCACAAGACCAGACGCATCCGAAATCAAGTTGCAAATTAACGCTTCTGGTGGCGGATCAGGCAACGGTGACGTATCAAACGGATATCTTACATCAACATTCACTACAAATACTGAGTTTCAGAGAGTATTATCGAATACCAATGCGTATATCGCATCTGTTGTTTTAAGCGGAAATACCACAAGTATTTCTGATGCAAACAACAGTTCTGGGTCTTCTCTTATCTCAACTAATATAAATAGTGAAGTAACATTTAAAAAGATAAGGGCTGGAAGGAATCTTGAGATTGTAGAAACAAGTAATAGTATTATACTGACTGCGATCCCACAGAAAGATTATGGTTTCTTATCGGACGATTATGGTTCGATTGGAAACTCTTCAGAAGGCACTGTCGATTATGGAACGCTATAAATGGCACAAGAAGTAAGACTTAGAAGAGGCTCGGCAAATCAACATTCTACCTTCACGGGCGCTGAAGGTGAAGTCACTGTTGATACCACCAATGACACTCTTCGTGTTCATGATGGTGCGCTTGCTGGTGGTCATCGTCTTGCTAAGTATAGTGACCTTACGAGTGCTGGTGCAAATACTGGTATGGACATGCCGCTTTCAACTCCGACTGATGGTAGTCTAACAGCCAATGCTGCATATACAGGATTTACTTCTGACACAAAAGTTACCGATGCTATCGATATATTGAATACAGTAATCAATAATGTTCGTAACAATACATTTGTGAAATCAGTTACTTTCGTTGCTGATAGTACATCAGGTGGTGCTGGTACAAATATTACTTTGACAACAACTGTTGATGGAACAGCCAACTCTTTTGAGATTGATTGGGGCGATGGAAGCGCAAACTCAGTAACATCCGATTCAACGCCAAGTCATACCTATGCAACAAACTCTGGTTCGCCGTTTACTGTTGCTATCACTGCTTCAAACACGAGTGGCGATGGTGAAGGCTCCGAAGCAACATTTTCTCGCACCGATTATATCACAATCTTTACCGCAACGCCTGCCGTATCGTTTGGTATGTTCCGAGCAGTATCAGGTGGTTCTGAACTTACAGGCAACAACTTGTATGTGATTGAAGGTAATACTGCATATATGGACAACGACACTACGAATATTGGTGGTGCTACTGTTCAATATAGTATGGATTGGGGTGACGGCACAACGCCTGATGTTATCAATAGCGACTCGGCTGCAGGTGGTACTACTGGCACAAGACTTGCTCATACGTGGGGTGCTGGTACAAGTAGCGGAACAGGTCGTGATACGATGACGCTGACGTTGAACGCTCACAGTACGGCACTTCCCGCAGACATTCCTGCAACTGGTACAGTATCACTTAAAGTATATGATGACGCGCCTGCCGCGCCAAATGGATTGAGTTCAAAAACTATATCATTCGATAGCAGTACAGGAACAAGCCCGAAACTTGCAAGTGGATTTACTGATTTAACGGGTGGCGCAACATATACTGCTGGTGCAAGTGTCAATCGTACAACAGCAACGAGTGGCACAATCGACAGTTCTACGATTTCAACTTTCACATATAATGCTGACTCAGGTACACTTACTGCTATTGTAAACGGTGGCGCTAACGGTGCAATTTCACTTACAAGCGGTGACAATAGTGCGACTGCTACGAGTTTGATTCTCACAGAAGAGAGTGATTACAATCTTCTTAATGCAAGCGGTAGTTCTGTATCGTTTGCAAGTAGCATCTATTATCCTGGATTGTATAAAGGATTCAAAGCAAAGGTTGCTGTTTCCGGCTCCGCTGCCGCTGTTGGTGTGAACAGCATGAAACTATCACACAGCGCAACTGGTAATACAAACACGGTTGAGTTTGTCAAAGATGATTTAACTTCATCTCCAACGGTAGATGTTTCAAGTGCTACAGTCACGCAAGGAACCGCAGGAACATTTAGATACGTTTCAGGTATTCCTTACTATAATAGTGGCTCTCCAACTCTTACATTAGGTGGAGTTGCGATTGCCGATCTTGTTGGTCAGTGCTACACAGATCAAAGTAATATCGTTGAAGTTGATGACGGTACGAATCAAGAAGGTACAAGTTCTTCTGCGATTACGAATACCGACTATTCATATGCAGACATTGATGGTACTTCTACAATGTTAAGCAGCGGCGTTCCTATCGTCAATGTTGGCACATCAAGTGATTATTCTATTGGTAACTTGACTGTTCCGATTACAAGTGGAAGTGTTCGCACGGTAAGTAGAATCAAAGCCCGGGCAAGAAATGTCAACGGCACGAGTAGTTATTCAAGTGATATTGCTACAAACATTCAAGTTCATAAAGCCTCGCAATCGGGTATCGTTGAGCAAGCAATCGCCGTTTCTGACTCGCTCGGTAGTACATATGATGATGACGGCGTTCGTATCTTTGATTTTAGTAGTGAAACAACAGACAATCCATCATATACAAATAGCACAAACTTCTATACAAATAGCCTCTATTCAGAAGCCTCTGATCCTGGAGTTGCTGGAACGAAAGAAGCCACACTTCGTCTTGGTGTAATCAAGCACGATGTTACAAACTACAGCACGGGATATCTTCCTGCTGGACCAAATCGTAGTGGTGATACTGGTACACAGTACTTTACATTTGCTTTTCGTAGAACGGGTGTTGCAAACTTTGATATCAATATTACAAGTTCAAGCATCACTGGTCTTTGGATTGCTGCACCAGGAACTGCCATTGATGATGCAAGTGGTCTTAACGGTTGGATTGATGCTTCATCAACATATGGTGGTAGCGGTGTGCCAGGAAGTGATACGAGTAATGGTGGTAACGGATCAAACGGTTGTGCATTTACAACAGGTGATAGAATACTAGCATCAACAGCTTTAAGTGGTGGCTATACAATGACACTTGGCTCTGCTAATATGTCAAGCGCAACAGGCAATGTCGTTCTAGTAAGAATTGCACTTGCTTCTGGTCAATCTGTTTCAGCATTAAGCATAGGAGTAGCAAGCTAATGGCTGTTTCAGATACACAAAAAGTTGACTATCTCTGGAAAAAACTTGGTTACGGTGTTGCCAAAACAGATGTCAATAGTAGTAAGCTCGCTCCAAACGAATCGATTTCATCACCGCTTATTCTTCGCGGAGATAAAGTTTGGAAACAAGCTGATACGATTCCATCAACAATGCCTGGTTCTTCTTCTGGTGTTGTAACAGTTTATCCTACTTCCGCACCCACAGAAACAACCGTAGACGATACGGCTGCGGCTAACCGCACATGGAAAACAGGTCTTACAGATTGGATTCCCCCAGAAATTGGAAGTACATATCAAATCAAGGTTTATGTACACACATCAAGCGATGCCTCTGGTGCATCTAGTGGTGATCAATTGTTTGCTGTTGGTTCTGGTAACAATGATGAATGGTTCTTTGATTATCAAGCAGGTGTATTAAACTTTATTGGAACAAATTTGCCGAATGGCATAAACTTCTCTGGTAAAAGTATATACATATCTGGTGCAAGATATACCGGTACATTTGGAGTTGGTAGTTCCGCAGCAGATTTTAATAATACAACACTAACTGGTAATACAACAATTACGAGAGCAATTCTTTCTAATGTTCTTGGAACAGAATATGGTGGAACAGGATTAAGTAATTTTACAGAAAACGGAGTGATGATTGGAGCAAATACTTCTACGATTGGATTTTCTACAGGTTCAGATGGTGAAGTATTTCAAGTTGCGGCAAACGGAACACCATCTTTTGGTGTACTTGACGGTGGTACTTTTTCATAAAAAAGAGTAGATGATGAGCAAAGAAATTGAAGCGATAAATGAATATATCGGTCACCAGCAAGAAAAAATAAATGAGCTAGTTCAAGAAGTGATGATGCTCGAAACAAAAAATAATATCCTGGTAAGGGAAGTAGAAGAACTTAAAAATATAAATAAAACGTACAAAGATGAAATTGATGCCGTCTCGTTCCATAGAGATGGTGTTTCAACTTTAGTTACAGATTCGAATTTACAAACTAGAAATGAAACTTTTGACAAACTTTCCACTGATGATGGTAAAACAAGAATAAGTGGATTAGAATTTAACAAAATGACTATGCTAAGGAGAGAATAAAAATGGCATCAGTAATAAAAATCAAACGCAATAATACCGGCGGAACAACTCCGTCTGGAGGCGATCTCGCTGCTGGTGAACTTGCAGTTAACACAGCCGACGGACTGCTATTTACGTCTTCTGACGGCTCGGACGTTGTTTCCCTTGGAATGACAACTGCCGATATTCAAGAAAAAGCTGCTCTTGCAAATACAAACGCGGCGATTGCGACAAAGGCTTCTGAAGCCGATTCGTTGCTTCGTTTGTCGAATACTAACGCTTATATCGCTACGAAACTCAACAGTTCTTCGTATACAACTGCTGACGTTCAAGCAAAAGCCGCTCTTGCAAACACAAACAGTGCAATTGCGACAAAGGCTTCTGAAGCCAATTCGTTGCTTCGTTTGTCGAATACTAACACTTACATTGCTGCGGTTCAAGCTGACGTAGATTCTAACGAAGCTGCTGAGTTGGTTCGCTTGTCGAATACTAACGCTTACATTGCTGATGTTAAAACAGACAGTGCTTCTTGGAACAACTCTACAGATACGTTGACATTCACACGTGGTGATAGTTCAACATATACAGTTGCTCTGACAGGTTTCCCAAGTGATAGTGTTTCGAACACATACTTGCAAGCTAACTTTACATCCAACAGTGTTGTGTTTGCACAACTATCTAACACAAACGCATATATTGCTGCTGTTCAAGCTGACGTAGATTCTAACGAAGCTGCTGAGTTGGTTCGCTTGTCGAATACTAACGCATATATTGCTGCTGTTCAGGCCGATGTTAATTCCAACGAAGCTGCTGAGTTGGTTCGTCTGTCAAATACAAACGCATATATTGCTGCGGTTCAAGCTGATGTTAACACCAACGAAGCTGATGCTGATGCAGCGTTTGCTAACCTTATCGATGGCACAACAGCGTTTACGGCTATTGATGTAAACGGTGGTAACATTGACGGTGCAACGATTGCAACATCTGACGTTACTGTTGGTTCTGGTAAGACGTTGAACGTATCTGCTGGTACGCTGACTCTTGCTGACAACCAGATTTCTGGTGACAAAGTTGACGGTGGTACAATCAGTAACTTTGCTTCTACTGGTATTGATGACAATGCTACAAGCACGAAAGTTACGATTGCTGATGCAACGACAACTGTTGCTAACGACCTAGCGGTCAGCGGCGCTTTGACAGTTGACGGCAACTTGACTGTTGAAGGTACTGTAACATACATCGGAACGACAACTGTTAACGTTGAAGACAATATGATGAAATTGTCTGCGAACAACGTTGCAGATACTGTTGACACTGGTGTTTACGGCAAGTATGTTGAGTCGGCAACGACAAAATATGCTGGTTACTTCCGTGATGCTACAGATGACACGTTTAAGTTCTTCGAAGGCTTGACTGTAGAGCCGGGCGGCACTGCTAACACGGCACATGCTTCTTATGCTACAGCAACAATCGAAGCTGTTATCGACGGTGGTACATTCTAATTAGAGTGAAATATCGGGGAGGGATTTATTCCCTCCCCATCACCTTTTTAAATTTTTAGTTAGAAGAGTAAGATCAAATGGCATCTACCTTAAAGATTAAACGCACTAATACGGCAGGAAAAGTCCCTACATTTGGAACTGAAATTGTTGAGGGCGAACTTGCCATTAACATCAAAGACCAAAAACTTTATACTGCTAACTCTAGTGCCGTATTTCAACTTGATCAACAAGTACCTGCTGGTACTGTTTATCAAACAACCGCTTCTGTTGGTACTCTTTCTGAAGATAGCACGGTTGTAACTAATGTTGTTTCTTGGGCAAACAGTGTTGTTGATTTTTCAACTTTACAAGACTATCAAGCAAACACGAATGCGTATATTGCTGCTACCGCAGAAACTGCTCAACAAAACTTGGCAAACACAAATAATCGATTTGCTGTTATGGCAGGTGCCTCTGGTACTGAAACGGTTGATGGTGGTTCATATAGCTAAATAAGAAAAGAAACGTAATATAAATATATGACGTAATATAAGCTGTTTTGGTTCTTACATAAGAGCTTCAAAGCAGTTCCTACATAGGGGATCCTAAATTATGGCTTCTACGATTAAGCTAAAGCGTAGTAGCATTGCAGGCAAATTGCCTACGACAAGTGATGTTGCTACGGGCGAAATGGCGCTCAACATTAAAGATGGGCGTCTCTATTCATCGAATGGAACTTCTGTATTTGAAATTGGATCAAATCCGCACTCATTATCTGTTGGGAGCGGATCGTTTACTATTGCCAATGGTGCAATAACATTCCCTACGTCTGATGGTTCTGCGAATCAAGTTCTTGTAACTGATGGCTCTGGTCAACTTAGTTTCGCAACCGACCAGACAAAAAATCTACAAAGTATTGATGGTCATGTATTACCATCTGCAAACGTTACATACGATCTTGGTTCTTCAACAATGTCTTGGAGATCATTGTATCTGAGTGGCGACACAATCTTCATTGACAATACAAAAATTCAAACAACACCAGCAGGTGATGTTCGTTTTGCTGATGCTGCGAACAACACAGTTTCAATTGAGGCATCTACTGTTACTGTTGGTGGTTTGAGTTTCAGTAATGAAATTGCAAATGGTGCCATTGCTACAGTTGCAGCAAACGGCGATGTTAGTTTCACATCACCAGAGGCATTTTCAGCCACTCCATCGAAAAAAACATTTAACACATTAAATTATAATGATACGGTAATGGTTGATTACGTTAATGGTGATGCTGTGACTCGACAGGTATCTACATTAGATTCGGAAGATTATGTTGTAACTGGATTTAGTGGTGGCGCTATAACGTCAAGTTCTCAAGTTAAAGATTTACAAGTACAGGGTCAAGTTGTGACTGATTTATCAACATCTATTACAGTTGATTCGTTAAAAGAAATTGCTGCTGCTGCAAGTGATTTTGCTGATTTTCAATCCAGAATAGCAGCGTTGTAGAGTTTTAATATTATAAATAATATAGATAAAAACGGAGGTCGTTGTGACAGATCAGATTAGAGATGCGATAATTGCTTTACGGAATGGTGAGTCAAGTGAATTTAAAGCAGCAGTTAGTGCTTCTTTAATGGACAGAGCGATGGATGCTATTAATGTTCAACGCATTGGTGCCGCTCAATCTATCTTTGATGAACCAGAGGTAGAGGTTGAAGCTGAACCAGAAATCGAAATGGACGATCCACAGCCAGAGGAAGTGTCTGATGAAGAAATTTAAACAACTCTTTGAATCTGTTGGGTCACCTGCGGTCGATTCAAAAGAAAAAAAAGATGATGAAGAAGAAGTAAAGGGATACAAGCCTCGGTCAAAAGGTGAAGAAGACTTTGCAAATATGCATACAGTCGATAAAAAAGATCATCCCGTAGCAAGTCCCGATCAACATACCGGAGATCGCAAAGGACCTAAAAGCGATGCGGGCGAAGATCATGAAGGTAATGAAAAGAAGGGCGAAGAACTTCCAATGACCTATTCTCAATTTATGAAAATGGGTGGTTTCGGCCAGTCTTCTGCTCGTGCATCTGATAAATCACAAGGTGACATCAAACCAGTAATGCAAGGTTCTTCTAAAGTTTCTGAAGAAGTTGAACTTGATGAAGCAGTTAAAGCAGGTAACGTAAAACTCAAGTCTGGCGAATCTGTGATGCTAAGTAAAGATGATGCCGCTGCTCTTAGTAAGGCGATGCAGGGATTAAATTCTTCTAATAAAAAGAAAATGCAAGACGAACTCATGAAAGATAAGAAATCGTTTATGAGTATGGTTAAGTTCGCAAAGATTGCGGCGTAAGGGATAGAACATGGCACAGACAATTACAGTAAATCAAAATAAAGGCTCACGGGGCGCTGGTATTCTTGTAGTCCGTTCTGATGCTTCAGGATTTATTTCAACCAGTGGTAATGCTCCTGCCGATTCAAAAGCAAACACAGCGGGCGAAACTATTTCTGCGATGAATATTGCTGAACTTGCTTGGTCATGTGCTTCTGGTGCTACTTGGACAGTTAAACGTGGCAATGGCGTTGGCGCAAATACAGTTTGGGTTACTCACGGTACAAGTGGATTTCTCGATTTTGCAGCAAGCCAAATGAGATTGGAACAGTCTGGCGTTGGCGCAGCAAACGTAAGTTTCACTCTTGCTGGTGGCGCTGGACAACTCATTCTCAAAATGCATAAGTCTTCAGGAGAGTAAGATGAAACTGATTACCGAAGTTCACGAACAAGATATTCAGTTTGTCACTGAAGCAAAAGAAAGCGGTGGTAAAGACTACTTCATCGAAGGCGTATTCATGCAAGGTAACATCAAGAACCGTAATGGTCGTATGTATCCTATGGAAACACTCATGAAAGAAGTCGCTCGTTATAATAAAGAATATGTTGAGCCAAATCGTGCTTATGGTGAACTTGGTCATCCTCAAGGCCCAACAATTAACCTTGAGCGGGTGTCGCATATGATTAAAGAACTCAAGCAAGATGGTAACAATGTTATGGGTCGTGCAAAAATCATGACTGAAACACCGATGGGTAAGATTGTTAAAAATCTTATGGACGAAGGCGCTAAACTTGGTGTATCTTCTCGTGGTATGGGTACACTTAAACCTTCGAAAGAAGGCGTGAACATGGTTCAATCAGATTTTCAGTTAGCTACCGCTGCTGATATTGTTGCGGATCCTTCTGCTCCTAATGCTTTCGTTGAAGGTGTTATGGAAGGTGTAGACTGGATTCAAGACGTAAATGGTAACTGGGTTTCGCAATATATTGAGGAAACGCAGAAAGAGATTCGAAAAGTTTCAAAGTCGGAACTTCAAGAAGCGCAAGTAAAAGCATTTGAGAAGTTCTTGAAACAACTCTAAAAGATGATGATTTATAAATAATAATGTAAATTGAAGACATATTGATTCAATAAGGAGATAACAGATGTCCGAAGAACAAGTATTAGAGACAATGGACGCTGAAGTTCTTGAGACTGAAGATGAGGATCTTTTAGAGTTCAAGGCAAGCATGGGCGATCCATCTGAAGTACCGGAGCCTTCTACAAAGAAGACTGACGAAAAACCAAAAGGCAAGGGCGAGCCAATGCAGAAAATGCCAAGCACAAAAGCTGGTATGATTAATGCAATGATGGGTTCCATGTCTAAAATGAAAAAAGCAGACTTGCAGGCCACATATAAGAAAATGAATGGCATGTCTGAAGAAGCCGAAGTTGAAGAAGAAGTTCTCGAAGAAAAACCTCTTGCTCAAATCAGTTCTTCCGATATCGATGTTTCTGATGATGTTGCAGCAATTCTAAACGGCTCTGAGTTAGACGAAGAGTTCCAAGAGCGTGTTGCTACAATCTTCGAAGCGGCGGTTGTTGCTAAGATTAACGAAGAAATCGAAAAGTTTGCGGTTGAAGCTGAAGCTGACGTTGAAGTCACAAATTTGGCAATCGTTGAGGAACTTACCGAGAAAGTTGATTCCTATCTTGACTACGTTGTTCAAGAGTGGGTTGAGGAAAACAAACTTGCCATCGAAAAAGGTGTTCGGGCTGATATGGTCGAAGACTTCATGCGCGGTTTGAAAGACCTTTTTACCGAGCATTATGTAGATGTTCCGGAAGAAAAAGTTGACGTTGTTGAAGAACTCTTCACGAAAGTAGAAGAACTTGAAAGCAAACTCAACGAAGAAACCGACAAAAATGTCGAACTCATTGGTAAAGTAAAAGATTTCGAAAAAGAAACTCATTTTGCTGAATCAACAAACGGACTTACTGACACACAAGTTGAGAAACTTCGTGGTCTTGCTGAAGGTATCGAATTTGTTTCTGGCGAAGATTTCGCTCAGAAGATTTCAATGCTTAAAGCACAGTATTTCGATATTGACGAAGAAACTGTTGAAACAGTTATTGTCGATGATGAGCATGACCCTGTTGCAATTGAAGAAGAAAAGCAGGGTCCAACAGGAGCCATGGCTAACTATATGTCTGCCATTTCGCGGTCTGCTAAAAAATAAGTTTATTATAAATATTCAATGAAGGCTGATTAATACCTTAAGGAGAAAATCAAATGTTTCTATCTGAAGACTTACAGAAGAAGTGGCAGCCAGTACTTGAGCATCCTGAACTTGAAGACATCAAGGATTCTCATCGTCGTGCTGTCACAGCAACTCTTCTCGAAAACCAAGAGCGTGCCGCTCGTGAAGGTGCTGGAGGAACTGGTGGATACCAGGAGCCGACACTACTGGGCGAAGCTGCACCAACTAACGCAATGGGCGCTTCCAGCTCGGTCGCAGGCGACGGTAACGTCGATATCTTCGATCCGGTTCTGATTTCGCTCGTTCGCCGTTCCATGCCTAACCTTATTGCTTATGATGTTGCTGGCGTTCAGCCGATGACAGGACCGACTGGTCTTATCTTCGCGATGCGTCCTCAGTATAAAGAGCAAGGTGGCGACGAGGCACTTTACAACGAAGCACGGACAGACTTCGCTGCTTCTTCCAACAACGCTAGTGGTCTTGCTAACATTAACCCTGGTCGTGACCAAGCAGCCGGTGCTGGTACAGTTCAGGCAGGTGCCGATCCTACGGCTCGTGCTTCTGGTTCTGGATACACAGTAACACCTGGTATGTCAACGTCTACTGCTGAAGCACTCGGTGATGCCGCTGGTAACAATTTCTCGGAAATGGCTTTCTCGATTGAGAAGGTTGCTGTTACAGCAGTTAGCCGGGCACTCAAAGCTGAGTACACCATGGAACTGGCTCAAGACTTGAAAGCCATCCACGGACTCGACGCCGAAACAGAACTCAGCAACATTCTGTCTGCTGAAATTCTTGCTGAAATCAACCGTGAAGTTGTACGTACAATCAACTACACAGCTACAGCGGGCGCCCAGGATAACGTAACATCCACCGGTACTTTCGACCTTGATGTCGATGCAAACGGTCGTTGGAGCGTTGAGCGGTTCAAAGGTCTCGTGTTCCAGTTGGAGCGTGAAGCTAACCAGATTGCTAAATCAACTCGTCGCGGCAAAGGTAACATCCTGATCTGCGGTTCTGACGTTGCTTCTGCACTGCAAATGGCTGGTGTTCTTGATTACACACCTGCTCTTAGCAGCAATCTTAACGTTGATGACACAGGCAACACATTTGCTGGTGTTCTTAACGGACGGATGAAAGTCTATGTTGACCCATACTTCTCCAGTGCTTCTGGAAATCAGTATGCGACAATCGGCTACAAAGGGTCTAGCGCATTTGACGCAGGTCTGTTCTATTGCCCGTATGTTCCTCTGCAAATGGTTCGTGCGGTTGGTGAGAATACATTCCAGCCAAAAATCGGATTCAAAACCAGATACGGAATGGTTGCTAACCCGTTTGCAACAACTGCTGCTAACGGTGCTATTTCTAGCCAGCAAAAAAATATATATTATCGGATCGTTTCTATTGCGAACCTGATGTAATATATTTTAACAATAATAATATTACAAACTTAGAGGGAGCTTTTTAGCTCCCTCTTTTTTTGTTCGCGTTTGAGTGCTGCCTGACGGAGTTTCTCACGTACTTCAGGTCTTTTGGCGGGATTATCTTTGAGCATTTTCTGACGACATTTCTCTTTAAACTCATCACTTAGTTTCTGTCCCCCTCTACCTAATCTGGCAGTATTACCCATACTAGCTTCGGCTAACTTTTTCTTAGTTTCATCTGAATGAGGTTGATGGTGACCCATTTGTGGATTCTTAGCTCGACGTTCTTTCATCATCTCAGATAATTGCTTTTTATATTCATCACTATGGGTTTTACCCTCAAAGTGTTTATTACCTAGATTAGCAAGTCTACGTGCTTGCTGTTGAGCTTCATAATTTGTAATCTGACCACTCAGACATTGCCACGCAACTTTATCTTGCCACCGCCCATATTCTTCATACAGTTTGCGATGTGCTTCAGCGTGTTCTGGTATAGTTAATTCTACGAGATTTGATGGATCATCGGTTCCACCAGCGTGTCTTGGAATGATGTGATGCTTGTGCTTATAAGTAGATGTGCTGGGCATATTAGTCTCCATTGGCTTGCCTAGTGCCAGTGGATGTGGCAACATCGTGACTGG